TTCGCGTCCGTGAGCCTCCTCACAGTTGAGGATCACGATCGCCGTATCGCCATACATCCCCTTATAGGACACCGCTTCGCCCAGATCTTTTACCGCTGTCTCCAGCTCGGAATGAGAGCCGCGACGGGTATCCAGCTTCTCCTTGACGGCTTTGAAGGAACGGAACAGCGCCCAGCCTTTCGGATCAAACACGATGATATTCACCACACCGCTGGCGTTCAGCGCGTAGGCTTCGATATCGTCGGTCGGGTCATACGTGGACTTGTCACGCTTGCTCCACTCCGTACCGCCGGACTGCGTGATGTTGTTCGCCACACTGCGGCCCATATCCACTTCAACCGGATCGAAGGCTTCACCGGTCATGGTATATTTGCCCTTAAGCACGGCAGAAACGGCCTGCATCTCTTCGACCTGAGCAATGGCCAGCTCTTCGTCTCGCATGTTCTGCAGAATGATGCGACGGCGGCGGTAAGCCGGGTCCGCCAGATTCTGTGGATCTTCATCCGGCAGGCGACGCAGGGTCATCTGCGGATTCACCTCATGCTTCGGCTTGACATATCCCGGTGTAAATTCAGAGGTGGAGCCGCCACGGGAGCGGATAACCTCACCGGAAACAATCGGCGAAACGTACAGCGCCATGTTTACCAGTCCCGGAATTTGTGAGAGATAGACTTTCTCCGTGGTGAAGGGATAGCTCTCACGGAAAAAGAGACGCAGAAACAGCGGATCAAACTTAAATTTCTTCTCATTTGCCGCCAGCAGCTGGGCGGTTGTGTACATCGACATAAAAAAATCCCGTAAAAAAAGCCGCACAGGCGGCCTTTAGTGATGAAGGGTAAGGTTAAACGATGCTGATTGCCGTTCCGGCAAACGCGGTCCGTTTTTTCGTCTCGTCGCTGGCAGCCTCCGGCCAGAGCACATCCTCATAACGGAACGTGCCGGACTTGTAGAACGTCAGCGTGGTGCTGGTCTGGTCAGCAGCAACCGCCAGAATGCCAACGGCAGCACCGTCGGTGGTGCCATCCCACACAACCAGCTTACGGGTGGAGGTGTCCAGCATCAGCGGGGTCATTGCAGGCGCTTTCGCACTCAATCCGCCGGGCGCGGTTGCCGTATGTGCCGGGTCACTGTTGCCCAGCGGCTGGTAATGGGTAAAGGTTTCTTTGCTCGTCATAAACATCCCTTACACTGGTGTGTTCAGCAAATCGTTAACGGCATCAGATGCCGGGTTACCTGCAGCCAGCGGTGCCGGTGCCCCCTGCATCAGACGATCCAGCGCAGTGTCACTGCGCGCCTGTGCACTCTGTGGTGCAGCTGCCAGAATGCGGCGGGCCGTTTCCACGGTCATACCGGGGGTTTCGGCCAGCACGCGTGCCTGTTCTTCGCGTCCGTGAGCCTCCTCACAGTTGAGGATCCCCATAATGCGACTGTTTTCTGCCGCAACCGCTGCGGTGATCTGCGCGTTCACGTCCGGCTGCGCCGCGCTGGCGTTCTCGCCCTCCGTCGCTTGCACCACCTCAGTAACGTCAGCCTGCGAAGCAGTGGCTGAAACAGTTGTTGATTGAGTCTCTTTGGTCATTCGCCCTCCTGAGAGACGGGATTTACGTGCATCCAGTGCATCACGCATGACGGTGATCGCATCGGTACTGTTAACAAGTTCATCAGCCAGTCCGGCATCAATGGCCTCCTGACCGCTGTACACTGCAGCCTCGGTATCCAGCACAGCCTGCACGGACAGGCCGGTATATGCCGACACCTTCTGTGCAAACATCCGGCGGGTTGCGTCCATCCGGGACTGCAGTGTCTCCCGGACGTCATCCGGAAGATGGCTGTAGGGGTTGCCATCCACCTTATGGCTGCCGCTGTAAATCAGCGTGATTTCCACACCCTGTTTCTCCAGCGCAGCACCGTAATTACTGTGAGCCATCATGACGCCGATGGAGCCTGTCCGGGCGGTCTGCGTGACCAGACGCCGGGAGGCGGCACTGGCAAGCAACTGACCTGCACTGCAGTTCATGTCGTTGGCCAGCGCCCATACCGGCTTTATGTCACGCACACGGGCGATGATGTCAGCGCAGTCAAATGCCCCTGCCACCATCCCGCCTGGCGTATCCATATCGAGCAGAATGCCGTCCACCATCGGGTCGCTGGCAGCCTGTTGCAGACGGGCGATAATGCCGTTGTAACCGGTCATCCCCGAATACGGCTGCAGCGCTCGCGTCCGACTGACCAGCGTGCCGGACACCGGCAGCACGGCGATGCCGTTCATGACCTGATAACTGCGGGCCTGTCGTGGTCCGTCATCATCAACGGATAACGCCAGCGCCGCGGGTGCCTCTCCGGCAGTCAGGCTGTCGCCGGATACCGCATCCGTCAGGCGGCTGATCCCAAGCTGGCCTGCAAGCGCACAAAAGAAAACCCGCGCATAGGCGGGTTCAAGCATCAGCGGCTCATTAAAGGCCATACTGGCAATATGCGGGAGATTACGCAGCTCTGCTGTCACTCTTCTCCTCCTCTGTTGATTGTCGCAGCCCGGATTCAAATGCCGCAGCCGCCCAGGCGGGCGGTTTAAGACCGGCTGCACGGCGCTCCATCGTTTCACGGACCTGCTGGGCAAAAATTTCCTGATAGTCGTCGCCGCGTTTTGCGCACTCTTTCTCGTAGGTGCTCAGTCCGGCTTCTATCAGCATCACCGCTTCCTGTACTTCTTTCAGACCATCGATGGCCATACGACCGGAGCCTATCCAGTCACAGTTCCCCCAGGCACTGCGGGCTTCCTGAAAACTGAAGCGCGCTTTTGAAGGTAACGTCACCACGCGGCGAACGATGGCCTCTTCCAGCCAGCACAGAAACATCTGGCTCGCCTGACGGGATGCGACGAATTTTCGCCGCCCCATAAAGTGCGCCCACGACTCGTTCGCGCTGGCCCGTGCCGTGGAGTAGCTCATCTGAGCGTAATTCCGGGAAAGCTGCTCATACGAGACACCCAGTCCGGCAGCGATATACCGCAGCAGTGACTGCTCAAAAACGGAGTAGCCGTTATCCGTGTCCTGAGCCGTCTGCAGGTTCAGTGAGTCACCCGGCATCAGGTGCGGCACTTTTGCGCCTCCCAGACGGACCGGTGCTGCGGCGTAATACGCGGCAATTTCACCAATCCAGCCCGTCAGCCTTTCCCGCTGCTCCTGACTGTTCGCACCCAGAATAAAATCCATCGCTGACTGCGTATCCAGCTCACTCTCAATGGTGGCGGCATACATCGCCTTCACAATGGCGCTCTGCAGCTGCGTGTTCTGCAGCGTGTCGAGCATCTTCATCTGCTCCATCACGCTGTAAAACACATTTGCACCGCGAGTCTGCCCGTCCTCCACGGGTTCAAAAACGTGAATGAACGAGGCACGCCCGCCGGGTAACTCACGGGGTATCCATGTCCATTTCTGCGGCATCCAGCCAGGATACCCGTCCTCGCTGACGTAATATCCCAGCGCCGCACCGCTGTCATTAATCTGCACACCGGCACGGCAGTTCCGGCTGTCGCCGGTATTGTTCGGGTTGCTGATGCGCTTCGGGCTGACCATCCGGAACTGTGTCCGGAAAAGCCGCGACGAACTGGTATCCCAGGTGGCCTGAACGAACAGTTCACCGTTAAAGGCGTGCATGGCCACACCTTCCCGAATCATCATGGTAAACGTGCGTTTTCGCTCAACGTCAATGCAGCAGCAGTCATCCTCGGCAAACTCTTTCCATGCCGCTTCAACCTCGCGGGAAAAGGCACGGGCTTCTTCCTCCCCGATGCCCAGATAGCGCCAGCTTGGGCGATGACTGAGCCGGAAAAAAGACCCGACGATATGATCCTGATGCAGCTGGATGGCGTTGGCGGCATAGCCGTTATTGCGTACCAGATCGTCTGCGCGGGCATTGCCACGGGTAAAGTTGGGCAGCAGGGCTGCATCCACACTTTCACCCGGTGGGTTCCACGCCCGCAACTGCCCACCAAATCCGCTGCCACCGCCGTGATAACCGGCATATTCACGCAGCGATGTCATGCCGTCCGGCCCCAGAAGGGTGGGAATGGTGGACGTTTTCATACATAAAATCCTGCAGGTCCCCTGCGTCGCTGTGTCATGCCGGTCTGCACTTCCAGCTCCGCAATGTATTTTTTCAGGTCAGACACGGAAGTGGCCGTAAACTCCACTCTCCGTCCGTCTTTCTGTACCGTTGCCACCCGTTTTCCTGTCATCAGGTCATGCAGTGCCGCACGGGCAGCGGCAAGTTCTTCCTGTCGCGTCATTCATCCTCTCCGGATAAGGCACGGGCGTAATCTGCCAGTGTTTTCTTGTTGGTTGCTGCACCATCCTCTTCCTGCAGGCTCGCCAGCAGCGCACTGAGATCCAGCTGCCAGCGGGAAATACTGATGCGCAGCGCCGCCAGCGCATAAACGAAGCAGTCGAGCGCCTCATTGCGTCGCTTTTTGCTGTCCCACAGTATTTTTTTCCTGCCATCCACCCATTTTTCGACCTGCTCTTCAGCCGTCAGCTGCTGCGCTTCGGTCAGATCAAAAATATCCGGGTTATTCGGGAAGTGAACGGCACCGGGAAGCGGTTCATCCCCTTCCGGCGTCAGTGTGAAGCGGTTATAAATCTGCTCTTTCGCGGTATCCGTACCGATTTCGGTAAGGTAAACCCCGTTTTTGTTTCGCTTACGTGGCATGCTGGCCACCGGCTTTCCGTAGACGGATGCCCCTTTAATGGGGATCACCCGGAACAGCCCATGTTTTTTCGAGCGTTCATACACAATGGTCGGGTCAATCCCGCCAGTATCCCAGCAGATACGGGATATCGACATTTCTGCACCATTCCGGCGGGTATAGGTTTTATTGATGGCCTCATCCACACGCAGCAGCGTCTGTTCATCGTCGTGGCGGCCCATAATAATCTGCCGGTCAATCAGCCAGCTTTCCTCACCCGGCCCCCATCCCCATACGCGCATTTCGTAGCGGTCCAGCTGGGAGTCGATACCGGCGGTCAGGTAAGCCACACGGTCAGGAACGGGCGCTGAATAATGCTCTTTCCGCTCTGCCATCACTTCAGCATCCGGACGTTCGCCAATTTTCGCCTCCCACGTCTCACCGAGCGTGGTGTTTACGAAGGTTTTACGTTTTCCCGTATCCCCTTTCGTTTTCATCCAGTCTTTGACAATCTGCACCCAGGTGGTGAACGGGCTGTACGCTGTCCAGATGTGAAAGGTCACACTGTCAGGTGGCTCAATCTCTTCACCGGATGACGAAAACCAGAGAATGCCATCACGGGTCCAGATCCCGGTCTTTTCGCAGATATAACGGGCATCAGTAAAGTCCAGCTCCTGCTGGCGGATGACGCAGGCATTATGCTCGCAGAGATAAAACACGCTGGAGGGGTCATCCGGCGTCCATTTGAGGCCAAACGGCGTCTCTTTGTCGCCAAATTTAAGATACTGCTCCTCCCCGCAATGCGGGCAGGCAACATGAAAACGCATAAAATGCGGGGATTCACTGGCTGCACGCTCAATCTGACAGGTGCCTCTCACTTTTGGCGTGGAGCCACGGATGGACTTTGGCCAGACCGAGCCTTCAATACGCTTGTCACCCAGGAACGTCGGAGAGCCTTCCTGTTCAATATCATCATCAAAAGCAGCAAGTTCATCATAACCCGCCACATCCACCGACTTTTCACGGTAGTTTTTTGCCGCTTTACCGCCCAGGCACCAGAAGCCACGCCCATTAGTGAAACGCTTCATGGTGAGCGTGTTATCCCGGTGCTTTTTGCCATACCACGGGGCCAGCGCCAGCAGCGACGGAATATCACGAATAGTCGGCTCAACGTGGGTTTTCATAAAGTTCTCGGCATCACCATCCGTCGGCAACCAGATAAGGGTGTTGCGCTGCTTATGCTCTATAAAGTAGGCATAAACACCCAGCAGCATTTTGGAATAACCGACACGGGCAGACTTCACCACATTCACCTCACGGATGTAGTCGCTGCCCATCGCATTCATGATGGCCCGCTGAAAGGGCAGTGTTTCCCAGCGCCCTTCCTGGTATGCGGATTCTTTCGGGAGATAGTAATTAGCATCCGCCCATTCAACGGCGGTCTGTGGCTCCGGCCTGAACAGTGAGCGAAGCCCGGCGCGGACAAAATGCCGCAGCCTGTTAACCTGACTGTTCGATATATTCACTCAGCAACCCCGGTATCAGTTCATCCAGCGCGGCTGCTTTGTTCATGGCTTTGATGATATCCCGTTTCAGGAAATCAACATGTCGGTTTTCCAGTTCCGGAAAACGCCGCTGCACCGACAGGGGGAGCCCGTCGAGAATACTGGCAATTTCACCTGCGATCCGCGACAACACGAAAGTACAGAATGCGGTTTCCACCACTTCAGCGGAGTCTCTGGCATTCTTCAGTTCCTGTGCGTCGGCCTGCGCACGCGTAAGTCGATGGCGTTCGTACTCAATAGTTCCTGGCTGGAGATCTGCCTCGCTGGCCTGCCGCAGTTCTTCAACCTCCCGGCGCAGCTTTTCGTTCTCAATTTCAGAATCCCTTTCGGCATACCATTTTATGACGGCGGCAGAGTCATAAAGCACCTCATTACCCTTGCCACCGCCTCGCAGAACGGGCATTCCCTGTTCCTGCCAGTTCTGAATGGTACGGATACTCGCACCGAAAATGTCAGCCAGCTGCTTTTTGTTGACTTCCATTGCTCATTCCACGGACAAAAACAGAGAAAGGAAACGACAGAGGCCAAAAAGCTCGCTTTCAGCACCTGTCGTTTCCTTTCTTTTCAGGGGGTATTTTAAATAAATACATTAAGTTACGACGAAGAAGAACGGAAACACCTTAAACCGGAAAATTTTCATAAATAGCGAAAACCCGCGAGGTCGCCGCCCCGTAACCTGTCGGATCGCCGGAAAGGACCCACAAAATGATAATAATTATCATCTACATGTCACAACGTGCATCTACGCCATCAAACCACGTCAAATAATCAATTATGACGCAGGTATCGTATTAATTGATCTGCATCAACTTAACGTAAAAACAACTTCAGACAATACAAATCAGCGACACTGAATACGGGGCAACCTCATGTCAACTAAGAACAGAACCCGCAGAACAACAACCCGCAACATCCGCTTTCCTAACCAAATGATTGAACAAATTAACATCGCTCTTGAGCAAAAAGGGTCTGGGAATTTCTCAGCCTGGGTCATTGAAGCCTGCCGTCGGAGACTAACGTCAGAAAAGAGAGCATGTACATCAATCCAAAGTGATGATGAATAAACATCCCGGTTTCTTCCACCATCGCACCGGAAAAGCGACTATGAGGGTAACCCTGCGTCTGTCAGCACAGTAAAACCCGGTGTGCATCGTTTTTGATTATTCCCGCACACTCACGCAGAAGGAATTCCCCGTCGGGCTACGGTCATGGTTAATGCGGGAATACGGCGACGATACAGCGCAGCTAAAAGGGTAATGGACAGAAAGAGCGGTTTATTTCATTCCACAGGATTCTGAGTGCCCCCCTCCTCCAATAGGCTGAGCATCCACCTATATAGTTTTAATTTTCATCAATCCATTTAACTATCGTTTAATTGTTGTCACATAGGATTCTGCCGTTTTTAACAATGCAGGATAATAAGATGAAAAAAATGTTGTTTTCTGCCGCTCTGGCAATGCTTATTACAGGATGTGCTCAACAGACGTTTACTGTTGGAAACAAACCGACAGCAGTAACACCAAAGGAAACCATCACCCATCACTTCTTCGTTTCGGGAATTGGACAGGAGAAAACTGTTGATGCAGCCAAAATTTGTGGCGGCGCAGAAAATGTTGTTAAAACAGAAACCCAGCAAACATTCGTAAATGGATTGCTCGGTTTTATTACTTTAGGCATTTATACTCCGCTGGAAGCGCGTGTCTATTGCTCACAATAATTGCATGAGTTGCCCATCGATATGGGCAGCTCTATCTGCACTGCTCATTAATATACTTCTGGGTTCCTTCCAGTTGTTTTTGCATCGTGATCAGCCTCTCTCTGAGGGTGAAATAATCCCGTTCAGCGGTGTCTGCCAGTCGGGGGGAGGCTGCATTATCCACGCCGGAGGCGGTGGTGGCTTCACGCACTGACTGACAGACTGCTTTGATGTGCAACCGACGACGACCAGCGGCAACATCATCACGCAGAGCATCATTTTCAGCTTTCGCATCAGCTAACTCCTTCGTGTATTTTGCATCGAGCGCAGCAACATCACGCTGACGCATCTGCATGTCAGTAATTGCCGCGTTCGCCAGCTTCAGTTCTCTGGCATTTTTGTCGCGCTGGGCTTTGTAGGTAATGGCGTTATCACGGTAATGATTAACAGCCCATGACAGGCAGACGATGATGCAGATAACCAGAGCGGAGATAATCGCGGTTACTCTGTTCATTGCTGACCCCACAAACAGATTTCACGCTCAATCTCACGACGAGTCATGAGACCTTTCCATTGCTTACCGCCAGCATATGTCCAGCGACGTAACTGATCACATGCGCCTTTGATATCGCCCTGGTTTATTTTGCGAAGAAGCGTCGATGTTCTGAAATTGCCAGCACCCACGTTGTAAACGAATGAGTAAAGAGCGCCGCGCGTTGTTTCCGGTATATCGACTTTGATGTACGGGTTAATTTGTCTGGCGACAGTGGCAAGGTCTTTATTCAAGAGTGCTTTGCATTCTGCTTTGGTATACGTTTTACCGAGCATGATGTCTTTTCCTGTATGCCCGTGACATACAGTCCATACACCAACAATATCTTTATATGGTATGTAGCTGACACCTTCCAGACCATCGTCACCACTCGGACCAGTGATGAGCACAGACGCTATGGCAACAGCCCCACCACCAATAGCAGCTGCTACAGCCTTGCGTAATGATGGCGACATTATTCACCTCTCGCAGCCTTACGCTTATCTTCTTTAATCTTGAAATAAAGGTTTGTCAGATAAGTGAGAAAACCCAACACAAGGCTTCCAAGCACTCCAATCGCCGCCCACTGTGACGGACTGACCTGATCAAGCCACTGTAAAAACCAGTAGCCAGCACTGCCTGCAGAGGTGCCGTAGGCAATGCCCGTTGTTAACTTGTCCATGGATTTCATAGCCTCACCTCCGCGAATAACGGATGGTGTACACGGTTTGGAATGAAAGAGGGAAAGATACAGAAGTTACATTAGAAAAGAAAAACGCCAGCGATTATTCTGGCGTAGCTGAAAGCATCATATAATCATCAAATATGAAAATTACAAAATCATCAAAACGCATCACGTTACATCTTGCCTTTTTCTAAAAAAAATCTTGATGAATATTCATGGGGGGGAACACCAAAATATCTTCTGAAAACACTTATAAAATATGACGCGCTTTCATAACCACATATTTTAGCAACTTTCCCAACAGGATAGAAATTGTAGCTTAATAACCTTTCAGCCATCACCATTCGTTCTTCAAGAATTAATTTGCTAAATGATAAGCCTTCGTGTTTTAGTTTTCTTTTTAACAAACTTTCACTCAGACATAGTCTTGAAGAAATATCACAAAGTCTCCATGCTGCAGATATGTCCGAGTGAATAATAGCCTTAACTTTGCTTCCTAAACTATTAAGACACCCAAACAAAAAACTCTGAAACATTTTTTCCGAGGATAAAATAGCAAGACATGCAAATAATATTGAATTTTTAACTACAGCCGTAGTTTCACCATCACAATTCAAGCAACCTATCAAGTTCTTTAACAATGAATAGTCTGTACAGTTTACTATCAAGTATGCTGAATAAAATCTTCTTACAGAAAAAGGTGAGAGTGTATTGTTTTTAAAGAAGTCATTAACTGTTTTCTCTTCAATATCCACGATCATTATATTATCTTTATTTGAAGAAAAGAAAACTTTTAAATTGTATTCTATAGCAACAACACTTCCTTTTTTTAGAGAGATTTTTTCTTTACCAAGCCGGATATCAAACGAGTTCAAAACCAAAATGATAGAACATATGCATGGCATACCATCCACCTGACATAATTAGATTTGAGTTAAGTAAGTATAGGTGGAAATATTAAAATTGCCATATTTTCAATGAGAAAAATCTCATTATATCATCATGAACTTTGATATTTTCTTTAAAATATTTATGTAATACTAGATTAAACAGAACTATTTTTGGCTTGCTTGATTATTAATCATTAATTAACATATTAACATTACCTTAAGCATGAACCGAATTTTTTTACAAACTGTACAACTATAGATATCATAGTGAAGTTTTTACGATTGTAAACATTCTCTAAGGAGAAAATCATCTTGTTGGTGCATTCCAAACGCCTAGTTCACCAAGAGTCTTAGAGCCAGTTCATCAGGATAGGGGTGGAAGTAATTCTGTATAAGCAAATAATCATCAGGATACTCTGCCAAGTAATGCTTCAGCAAAGTTAATGGCGCAAGAAGAGGTAGCGTGCCAGCTCGATAGTTAAGTATAACATCGCTCAACTCTTTACGCTGACGTGTATTTAAGCAGTTACTAAAATATCCCTGTATATGCATCAGCACATTCGTGTGATTTTTACGTGATGCAGGTTTTCTGAGAATCGCCATCAGCTTCTCACGATACACCTCAAAGTATGATTCAAGGTCTGCCCACTCATGTATTGCAGCCACAAATGGCCCCATCTCTTTATAACCGGCCTGGCTATGCGCCAACAACTGAAGCTTATAACGGCTATGAAAAGCTAATAATTCCCTTCTTGATAATTTCGCTTTATAAAGATGATTGAGCTCATGTAAAGCAAATACTCTTTCAACAAAGTTTTCACGAAGCACTGGATCATGTAGTCGCCCATCCTCTTCAACCGGTAGCCAGGAAAACCTTTCCATCAACGTGCTCGTAAATAGTCCCACTCCATCTTTACGACCACGATTACCATTTTCATCATATACACGCACGCGTTCCATACCACAGCTAGGAGATTTTGCACAAACCACAAATCCCGATACATCCTTTAATTTGTCAAGATAAGAACGACTAAACTCTGTCATTTTCTCTGTAACATCCTCATTCTGGTCGTGGCTGAAACACATCCGTATATTTCCTTGCGCCGAGCGAACAAGACGTAGAGCAGGACGCGGAACTGGAAGCCCTATAGCCATTTCCGGACATACTGGTTTGAATGTTACCCATTCCAGTAATTTGTCCATTAAAAAGCTAGCTCTTTTGTGACCACCATCAAAACGGACAGAAGAACCGGCCAAACAACCACTGATCCCAACGACAGGTTTTTTTATCATTGCCTACCCCTTGACTAATTCATTAACAGGTTAACAGTGTAGTACACGACCTAAACTGCCTTTCTGCCGTCATCACTGACAATTTTTTTGTTATGGACTATTCCTAATATAGTAGGAAAGTTCTTTAGGTGATCGGTAGTAATCATCTATCTTTAATACTTACTCTCAACTATCAAAAGTACAGGATATATTATGAAGTTATGGCCTGTGTTGACTGGCATTGCACTCTCTTTCACTCTGATAGCATGTAAGGCCCCGACACCACCTAAAGGTGTGCAGCCGATTACAAATTTTGACACCAACCGCTACCTCGGAAAATGGTATGAAATAGCTCGGCTTGAGAACCGATTTGAACGTGGTCTGGAACAGGTCAGCGCCACTTATGGGAAACGGAACGACGGAGGGATTAGTGTACTTAATCGTGGATATGACCCAACGAAAAACAAATGGAGCGAGAGCGAAGGTAAAGCATACTTTACAGGAGATAATACAACTGCAGCGTTGAAGGTTTCGTTTTTTGGCCCCTTCTATGGTGGCTATAATGTAATCAAACTGGATGATGAGTATAAGTATGCTCTTGTCAGTGGTCCGAACAGAGAATACCTATGGATTCTGGCACGGACTCCAACTATTCCAGATAATGTAAAAGCAGACTATGTGCGTACTGCTCAAAAATTGGGATTCAATGTCAATGAACTATTATGGGTCAAACAATAAAATACCTAACCGGATTGATACTTATTAGAAAAAAAACCAGCCTTTGGGGAGGCTGGCTAAATCAGGGAACAAGCTGTTATATGATCATAACTACGTTGCGATTCTAACATTTGAAACATTAGTCTAATGATAACCAGACAGCAACTTTTCCTTTAATTATCTCAAACAATCAGCATCCATCTCCAATCTGAGATCCAACACCATCAGCATGCCCTCCACTACGCCCTCAGCTTTTTGGAGCATCCTGCCAATCCAACAATCAGATCTACCATGCTTACGCGCAAGCGCCATAAAAGTCATGCCGCCGACATAATAGTCCACTAACAAATCATGCAAATCGCTGTTGTTATTTTTCAGACGGGCCATGCACCCGCAAATGATCATCGCGTCATCGTCACAACATTGCGGGCGAGATTTTACTTTTGAAGGAATTAATCCCTTAAAACCGGCGGCAATGGACGACCAGGTCACATCTTCATGATTATTAGCCGCCCACGCTCCCCAACGCTCAAGAACCATCTGAATATCACGCATCAACTTACTCCACAAAAATCAGACCAGAACGCCAATTACAAGCAAAAATCAGCAAAACAGTATTAGTTGATTGTTATCTCTGACTTCATACTCCTGCTCCTGTCAGTGTTTTGGCGTAATTCTTCAGTATTCGGTAATCGGTCAAAACAGAACCGGGGAAACGATATAAGCGCAGACGCACCCAGCGGTGGCGAAGACGTTCTGCCATATAAAACTCAAACATCATTCATTCCCCATTTCGGTGATGGTCAATTCCAGCCTCCCACCTTTGGTAACAGGCATCTTCACAACGCGGTAATCAACGACCTGAGCATCATCCAGCCAGAAACCTGCTTTGGTGAGTGCGTCAAAAGCGGCTTTTTGCAGATTATCCAGGTCACGGCGACGGCGATCCGGCATGTGGCACTCAATGCGGATTTTCACAGGCATCGCCAGGCCGATATCCAGCATTGCGTTTTTAATGATTCGGGCGACGTTATCGCGGTATGCCTGCCCCTCTGCGCTGACGTGCGTGCGCCCGCGATTATGGCGATAATAGCGATTATTGCTCGGAGGCCAGGGTAGTGTGATGTGGTAAGTATTCACGCCTTAATTACCCCCTCTTTCAGCCAGATAACCTGCGTTCTCGCCATACCTTCCCGCGCGCATTCTTTTGCATATGCAGCATCGACTTGCTTGGCATGCCCTTTACCGGCAATCTTCTGTATGCGCTAAACCTAGATAGAATCCACTCTGTGCACATTGAAGCCCGCTCTATGCTTCCTTTCAGGTATTGAAGGGATTGAGATGGGCTAAGCATTATTGGCCTCCTGCATCAGGAGAAAGACAATAATGGCGGCGCGGAGAGGTCTGGTATCAAATATTGGGCTTACGCCTTTTGCATCCACACACCATTCAGTTAACTGGTCTAAGATAGAAATCCTGTATTTCTCAATAATCGGCCATGAAGCGCTCGGATCATTGCAGTAGTCAGGCAAATGATTTAATGGCTCAAAAGTTGTATCAGCATTTCCGTAATACCATTTGTTGGTGTTATTCCCTGATGTTTCCGGTTTACTTGCCCAAAGGCCTTTAAAAATTATGTCTCCTACCATTCTGTTAATTTCAAAATCACTTAACTGTGAATAATCCATTGTCATTTCCTCGCACGATATCTTAGCCACCGGATATCCCACAGGTGAGCTGTGTAATTGAAGGTTTTTACGTCAGATTCTTTTGGGATTGGCTTGCGTTTATTTCTGGAGCGTTTCGTTGGAAGGTATTTGCAGTTTTCGCAGATGATGTCGGTGAAACTTCGTCGCTGTCGCCTCATGCCGCCCTCCTGACGCCCTGCCCGATCGCCATCAATGCCGCTTTGGATACGGTAGTAAACATCCGTCGAGGACTGATGAACGGTCGCCAAATCAGCAGCATGGAGCCTTTGCTGTTTCCCTTCTTCTCCAGCCCTGTCGATGGTTCGATAAAATTAATCCGTCCATCAGTGATAATGCGAACTTCGTCGACACTCTCCAGAGCCTTGCTGAACCATCCGACTGACATATCCTCTGGCACAAGCATAACTACCGTCTGTCGCTGTTGTATGCACTGCTCAGCGGCTTTTTCCACCCACGGCCTGATATTGCTGTACGGTGGGTTATTCCAGATTGCACCGTGGCTTACCCACTCAGAATTGAGCGCGTCGTCGGCCTCAGTTAGCCAGTGAGCACACAGAGCATTTTTGTCGCTCGCTGCCGAATCCAGCCAGAATCCAAACTCAATATCCAGTGCATCAAAAAGCCAAAGCGGCGTTTGCCAGCAGTCCTTGTCGTGTGCTGGCGTATTTGATTTGATAGTCATGCAGCCCGATCTCCCCATCTCGCTTTCCACTCCAGAGCCAGTCTCGCTTCGTCTGACCACTTAACGCCACGCTCTGTACCGAATGCCTGTATAAGCTCTAATAGCTCCGCAAATTCGCCTACACGCATCCTGCTGGTTGACTGGCCTATTACCACAAAGCCATTCCCGGCAAGGTTAGGAACAACATCCTGCTGCTTTAATGCTGCGGTAAACACACACTTCCAGCTTTCTGCATCCAGCCAGCGACCATGCCATTCAACCTGACGAGAGACGTCACCTAAGCAGGCCCATAGCTTCCTGTTTTGGTCTAAGCTGCGGTTGCGTTCCTGAATGGTTACTACGATTGGTTTGGTTGGGTCTGGAAGGATTTGCTGTACTGCGTGAATAGCGTTTTGCTGATGTGCTGGAGATCGAATTTCAAAGGTTAGTTTTTTCATGACTTCCCTCTCCCCCAAATAAAAAGGCCTGCGATTACCAGCAGGCCTGTTATTAGCTCAGTAATGTAGATGGTCATCTTTTAACTCCATATACCGCCAATACCCGTTTCATCGCGGCACTCTGGCGACACTCCTTGAAAATCAGGTTCGTGCTCATCTTTCCTTCCCGTTCTTCCCTGGTAGCAAACCGGTAATACACCGTTCGCCAGACCTTACCTTCGATAACCAGAAGACCTGCCCGTGCCATTTTAGCCGCGGCCTGATTTATGCTGGTTACTGTTGCGCCTGTTAGCGCGGCAACGTCCGGCGCACAGAAGCTATTATGCGTCCCCAGGTAATGAATAATTGCCTCTTTGCCCGTCATACACTTGCTCCTTTCAGTCCGAACTTAGCTTTGATTTCTGCGATCTTCGCCAGAGCCTGTGCACGATTTAGAGGTCTACCGCCCATGACAGGAAGTTGTTTTACTGGTTCAGGGATCGCCTCACCACGGTTAATTCTCGCAGTCATATGGACAAGCTCATCTGCGGCCTTACGGCGTAATTCCGCATCAGTAAGCGCATTGGCCCGCATGTTCTGATACAGGTTGGTAACCAGCCAGTAGTGCGCATTTGATTTCCACGGATAAGACTCCGCATCCGGATACAGGCCTCGCTTCCGGCAATACTCGTAAACCATATCAACCAGCTCGCTGACGTTTGGCAGTCCGGCGATAACGGATGCTTCTTCCCGGCACCATGCAACAAACTGCCCGGGTGATGGCAGAAATGGTCGATTCTGCCGACGGGCTACGCGCATTCCTGCGTTAACCTGTTCCATTGTGGTGATCCCGTTTTCCCGGAAAGCCAGAACCCACTGGCGGCGGATTTCGTTCAGTTCGTTCTGGTCACGGTTAGCCAGGCTCGCCGGGAAAGTTGCCAGTAACTGGCTGAACACACCGTTGATGATCTGCGCTACCTGCTGTACCTGTGGCTTTTCGTCGTACTGTTCCGGCATGTTGTTGGCGATCCGACGCATCTGCTCACGGTCAAAGTTAACCATCTGTGCGGCGATGTTTTTCATAGATCCACCCCGTAAATCCAGTCAGTGTTTGTCAGGTCGAGTTTTGGTTTTCCGGCTGTCACGCCAGCCTGTTGCTTGTTACGGTTGATTTCGAGCTGGGTCCACTTGTCGCGGAGTTTGGCCGGACTCAGCACGTTACCGGACCAGAAGTTGTCCTGGCAGGCCCAGCGGAAAAGCACACACATATCGCGGTGGTTACGTCCGTCACGTTCACGCATCAGGCGGATATCGTTAGCCCACCCAGCAAAATTCGGTTTTCTGGCTGATGGCGCGATGGTCTTCACCATGTCAAACATCCACTCTGCGGCGGTCAGGTCTTCTGCTGTTCCCCACTTACTGCCGCTCTGAATTGCAGCATCCGGTTTAACCACAGAAAGATCGTTTTCTGGCTGGTCAGAGGATTCGCCAGAATTCTCGGACGAATAATCTTTTCTTTTTTCTTTTGTAATAGTGTCTTTTGTGTCCCCCTGTTTTGAGGGATAGCAATCCCCCAATTTGAGGGATGTTTTATCCCTCGTTTTAGGGGATTTTCCCTCGTTTTGAGGGATGCACCATTCTGAGATGTTTTTGTTTGGTCCAAACATGCCGCCTTGCTGCTTGATAATATTCATTCTGACGAGTTCTAACTTGGCTTCATTGCACCGTTTGACAGGTAACTTTGTAATCTCGCTAAGTTGAGAATCGGTGATTCTGTCCATTGGTTTATTCCACCCATAGGTTTTACGCAGAATGGCAAGCAGCACTTTAAACTGTCGCTTGGTCAGATCTGCGCCCGAATAAGCCTCAAGCAGCATATTTGATAGTCTGGCGTAACCATCATCGAGATCTGCCACATTACGCTCCTGTCCGGCAAAGTTACCTCTGCCGAAGTTGAGTATTTTTGCTGTATTTGTCATAATGACTCCTGTTGATAGATCCAGTAATGACCTCAGAACTCCATCTGGATTTGTTCAGAACGCTCGGTCTTGCACACCGGGCGTTTTTTATTGGTGATTTCATCAAGCGCATACTTAAAAGCTCTGCTAATCGGACTGATGTCTGATGCCATGCCAAAAGCACACAAGACCGAAGCTATAAACCTCCAGTCTGTTCTGCTTATCTTCGATTCATGACAGCCAATCATCTTTGCCAGACCGCGCTGAGTAAGCGTTGACAGGTTGATAAGTAAATCTGTTTCTGCGCGATCAACGTCGCGCTGTGATAGTTTGCTGTAATTTGTTTGTTCCATTTCTTACTATTTCCATAGGTAAATAATCACTAATACGCATCTTTCGATGAGTTCTTAATTAGTTACCGCGTTGTCGGCGGTGCAGATTGATAAAGAGCGGTGTTACTTATGCTGCCAGAAGGTTCTTTTTGCTTATTTCAAGCATTTCGCTTGCTTGATATTTGCCACCAGAAATCTCTTCGATTTTTGATGCGTATTTCGTTTTCCCAAAAAACTCAGTCTTAGGGAGGAAGCCGTTTTTGAGCCACTTATAGACAGCCCTTTCGCTAACTCCACAAGCCTTCGCAACTTCAGGGATGCCGACACCTTTAATCGGCTCATCAAGATTTTGCATAGGAATGTCCTTTTTCGTACTTTCAGTACGCATTATGGTTGAACTGAAAGTTTTTGCAAGTGCTTTAGTATCGTACTCATGGTTCAGAATGAAAAAGTGCGCAAAGAATTCGCCCAGCGGCTAGCGCAAGCCTGTAAAGAAGCTGGTCTTGATGAACATGGTAGGGGAATGGCCATAGCCCGTGCCCTTTCTCTTTCGTCCAAAGGCGTTAGCAAATGGTTTAATGCTGAGTCTTTACCACGCCAGGAAAAAATGAATGCGCTTGCGAAATTTCTAAACGTTGATGTTGTTTGGCTTCAGCACGGCACTTCGTTAAATGGAGCGAATGATGAAGATACTTTTTCAATTGTTGGCAAATTAAAAAAAGGGTTAGTGCGCGTGGTTGGTGAGGCAATTCTTGGTGTTGATGGTGCCATCGAGATGACCGAAGAGCGCGATGGGTGGCTCAAGATTTATAGCGATGATCCAGATGCCTTTGGTCTTCGTGTAAAAGGAGACAGCATGTGGCCCAGAATAAAATCAGGAGAATATGTACTCATTGAGCCTAACACCAAAGTATTCCCAGGTGATGAGGTGTTTGTCAGAACCATTGAAGGGCACAACATGATCAAGGTTCTTGGCTATGACAGAGACGGAGAATACCAATTTACAAGCATCAACCAAGACCACAGGCCAATAACGTTGCCTTATCATCAAGTAGCAAAGGTGGAGTATGTAGCTGGTATTCTGAAGCAATCTCGCCACCTAGATGACATCGAGGCCAGGGAATGGCTGAAAAGTTCATGACTTCATCATCACATAGCTAGTAACCAGTACGTTTGGATGGTGGTGAGAAACACACTGCAAGCAAACAGAAACATGGATATTAAAATATTAGCTTAACACAGCAAATCGAAAGAAACAGCGAGGGCTCGGATGTCCCAAGAATTATCTTTAACCTTTACCGAAAACATATATTATTCAACTAAAGAACCTGTAAGCATCAAAGATGTGATTACCTCCCTTCAAGGGTGGGAGGCCATCGCAAAACAATCAGAAGGTGTTTTGCAGGAACTGACAGGGGCTAATATCCTTGATATATCGGTGCATGTTGCGCGATTAGAAGCAGGAAGCCTTTATGAAGATATTGTTATTAAACTCCTCTTTGGTAGCCAAGAAGAAATGGACAAGTTTCTTGCTGGCGCTCATGCAAAGATCGGAAATGGGAAAATGAGAAACGCTCTCGTTGGTGCTGTTGTTATTGGTCTGGTTGGATATGGCTTAGTTCTAGCAACTAAGGCTATGGCTCCAAGCAACACCTCCCACTTTGAAGCAAATAACAATACAATCATCAATATTGGTGCCGGTGAGGCTAATATTTCACCTGACCGTCTTCAAGCAATCATAGAAAGCACGGTAACCAATAAGAAGACTCTTGCCAAAAGTTCCATTAAGACGCTTGCCCCAGCTAGGGCAGACGAAGGATCTACGATGGTCATAGGTACAGGGGGTGGTACAGTGACCATTCCCGCTGAAACCATTAAAAAAGCCCCAACTGAAGTTGTCTTCACACCAGAGTCATATACTCAGGATCATTTTGATGTTGATGTTGAAATCCGTGCATTAGACCTCGACAATCCAGAGAAAGGTTGGGCTGCTGTTATCCCTGGATTAATAGATCGAAGAGTAAATATGGTTCTTGGCCCCAACGTAAACCCATCAGATTTTGCAGGTAAATTTTCTGTACGTGCTGATATAACAATAACGTACCAGCTCAAATCATCAGATAAAAAATACCAACCGAAAGAAGTCTTTATAAAAGAAATAATCAAATAATTATACCCGGCCTCAGCGCCGGTTTTTCTTTTCCTCACGATCGTCTACCTTATTTAACATCCGCACATGTGCTAACCCACGAACTAACACGCCAGCAAACAATTCTTTCTCTCCTACTGACCAATCTTCAATCTTTACAAAAATAAATTCCTTTACATATCAAAAACATATCTCATTAAGTTAATGAACCACAAACAATTCGTACTTATAGTTCTTGATAATATCGAACTATTGGTTCATTATAATCGCCATCAGCAGGACGCTGGCAGCCAAACGGAACAGATTGGCAGGCTCTTTAACTTCGATGATGCGCTGACAAAGCGCGAACAGATACCAAACGAGATGGGTTTGGGGTGATGTGAATTGCAGCAGTAACGACAGCAACCAGAAGATCAGCATCTGGCGCATCACCACCAAAGCCATTTCACATGAGGAAAACATCATGACGGTAATCGTGTACGGAAAATCAACATTTGCAGGAAATGCCAAAACTCGCCGTCATGAGCGGCGCAGAAAGCTGGCCATCGAGCGTGATTCCATCTGCAACATCATCGATTCGATCTTCGGCACAGACAGTGAGGAACCTGTTCAGGAAGACCCGAGAAAGCGGTTAAGCCTTTCTGAAAAAGCAATATCACTCGGAAGCCTTCGCTGCAAGAAAGTAGATGAATGCAGTGGAAGTGTTTGCCTGCCAAACGTAGCTATTTACGCGGCAGGCTACCGGAAATCAAAACAACTGACGGCGAGATGATAAATTCATTTGCTAATTACTTGTTTTTGCCATGCTTATCCTGAGCGATAAGTTCATCCATAAGACTGTCTTTCTTCCCAGCAAACCTAATGTAGCACTCATTTCTATAGCGTTCCGGGATAACAAAACGGTCGATTTCAGGATATCCAGTAGCAGAAGGTACCCGAATAAGAAGCCCTTTTTCGAGCAATGAGATTGCTTCAGGGCTTCCCTTTTCTGTCTTTAGCTGGTTATTAGCGGCTACAGCGAATGCCAAATACGCTCTTTCTCCAAGAGTTAACGAATCAAACAAATCTTGCACGTATTTCTCTTCTTTAGATTTGCGCTTCTGAGCAGCGAATATCTCAATTCTTACAGTCACAGCGTGATAAGCGGAATTAACAACGCCGTTAAGCACATAGCTAACGCAAAACAACAGGATGTAATACATCCAGTAATGAGGAAGGATTTCTGGATTATGCAGGTTTATCCATTCTTTTACGCTTACAGGCATAACAATAATCAATATGATCAGGATGATTAGCATATGAATCAACTGTTTAAGTGTCATTCCTTGCAGGAAAAAATGCATTAGTTCCTGCCACCATGAGTTGTTCATCGGCGTTTCTCTTTTGCTCTCTGTAGGGGTGAATAGAGTTTATCCGATTTCTCGCTGTAGGGGTACACGAGAACCACCGAGCCTGATGTGGTTAAAAGACAGGCATACTAATAAACACTGCACTGTGTATTCATTCCAACGAGTGAATACACTGAGCAATGTCGCTCGTAACTAAACAGGAGCCGACTTGTTCTGATTATTGGAAATCTTCTTTGCCCTCCAATGTGAGGGCGATTTTTTATCTGTGAGGATATGAATAGATGTCAAACATCAAAAAATACATCATTGATTACGACTGGAAAGCATCAATAGAAATTGAAATCGACCATGACGTAATGACAGAGGAAAAACTTCACCAGATTAATAATTTCTGGTCAGACTCTGAATACCGACTCAATAAACACGGCTCTGTATTAAATGCTGTATTAATCATGCTGGCGCAACATGCTCTGCTTATAGCAATTTCAAGCGACTTAAATGCATATGGTGTTGTGTGTGAGTTCGACTGGAATGATGGAAATGGTCAGGAAGGATGGCCTCCAATGGATGGTAGCGAAGGAATAAGAATTACCGATATCGATACATCAGGAATATTTGATTCAGATGATATGACTATCAAAGCCGCCTGAGCGCGGCGTTACCGCATACCAATAACGCTTCACTCGAGGCGTTTTTCGTTATGTATAAATAAGGAGCACACCATGCAATATGCCATTGCAGGGTGGCCTGTTGCTGGCTGCCCTTCCGAATCTTTACTTGAACGAATCACCCGTAAATTACGTGACGGATGGAAACGCCTTATCGACATACTTAATCAGCCAGGAGTCCCAAAAAATGGATCAAACACTTATGGCTATCCAGACTAAATTCACTATCGCCACTTTTATTGGCGATGAAAAGATGTTTCGTGAGGCCGTCGACGCTTATAAAAAATGGATATTAATACTGAAACTGAGATCAAGCAAAAGCATTCACTAACCCCCTTTCCTGTTTTCCTAATCAGCCCGGCATTTCGCGGGCGATATTTTCACAGCTATTTCAGGAGTTCAGCCATGAACGCTTATTACATTCAGGATCGTCTTGAGGCTCAGAGCTGGGCGCGTCACTACCAGCAGATCGCCCGTGAAGAGAAAGAGGCAGAACTGGCAGACGACATGGAAAAAGGCCTGCCCCAGCACCTGTTTGAATCGCTATGCATCGATCATTTGCAACGCCACGGGGCCAGCAAAAAAGCCATTACCCGTGCGTTTGATGACGATGTTGAGTTTCAGGAGCGCATGGCAGAACACATCCGGTACATGGTTGAAACCATTGCTCACCACCAGGTTGATATTGATTCAGAGGTATAAAACGGATGAGTACAGCACTCGCAACGCTGGCAGGGAAGCTGGCTGAACGTGTCGGCATGGATTCTGTCGACCCACAGGAACTGATCACCACTCTTCGCCAGACGGCATTTAAAGGTGATGCCAGCGATGCGCAGTTCATCGCATTGTTGATCGTCGCCAACCAGTACGGCCTTAATCCGTGGACGAAAGAAATTTACGCCTTCCCTGATAAGCAGAACGGCATCGTTCCGGTGGTGGGCGTTGATGGCTGGTCCCGCATCATCAATGAAAACCAGCAGTTTGATGGCATGGACTTTGAGCAGGACAATGAATCCTGTACATGCCGGATTTACCGCAAGGACCGTAATCATCCGATCTGCGTTACCGAATGGATGGATGAATGCCGCCGCGAACCATTCAAAACTCGCGAAGG